GAAGAAGTCAGTAAGGCAGAGAGACAGGGCCACAAGTGGGCGAGTTTCCAGCCACTATTCGGAGGCACGGGCGCGGGTCAACCAGATCACATAAAAGCATATTTTGATCGTTTCTATGAAATCTACGAAGGTATCTACACTTGGCACCAATCTCTTATGACAGGTGCGCTGAAGAATGGCACCGTAGAGACCCCGTCTGGTCGCCAATACTTTTGGCCTAACGTCATACGTACTAGAGGTAATCGGGTCAGCAAAGCTACGCAGATACTAAACTACCCAGTACAGGGCTTCAGTGCAGACCTAGTGCAACTGGCGTGTATAAGAACTTTCAGACTGTTTAAGCAGAAAAACCTGCTATCTAAGCTGATACTTACGGTACACGATAGCATAGTCGTAGATACACATCCCGATGAAGAAGAAATTGTCAAAGAAATACTCACAGAGGCAATGACTAAAGTCGGTGAAGAGGCAGAAAAACGCTTTAATTACAACATTGTAGTGCCTTTAGAAATAGAAATAAGCCGTGGGACAAATTGGCTTGATCAAGATGAATACGCTTGATTGAAACACCTAACTAATGTATAATGTAAGTCCACTATTGAGGAAACAGTTATGTCAGAACTAGCAGTACAAGAAAACAACTACACGATGGAAGAAATCGCAGCACAACTTGGTGCCGCCCCAAAGTCGGGACCGACAATCCCCACTCTAAAAATGAACTACGAACCAGACGATGCCCCAATGGGTGCATTCTTTCTGAAGACTGGTCAGGATCATGTATACGCGACAGAAAACGTGCGTATTCGTGCCTTCAGTAATCACATTCAATATCAGCACTGGGATGACGTAGATGGCCTAGTCAGTAAGTCTTTGTTGATACGAAACCAGCGCGAAGAGGCGCGGGATACCCGAGGCGGCTTCATGTGTGGTATGCCTACCTACGAGCAGTCTATCCAAATGTCTCCTGAAGAGAAGGAGAAGTACAAGGGTATTGATCGCTATCGTGTAATTCGTGGTCTAATTACGTACACAGGTAAAACCTCTCAAGGTAAAGAAGTTACCATCGAGAACCAGCCGTTTAAGCTGGAGACAAAGCGTAAGAACTATGGACCATTCTGGCACGATGTAATGAAACGTATGCCCGATGGTATGAACCTATGGGACTTCGAGTGCATTCTATCTACAGATAAGCAGAAGAACTCCTACGGTAAGACATTCTACGTAATGCGCTTCAATCCGCAGTTTGCAAACCCTCTCCCAATGGACCAGATGACGTATGATAGCCTTGCCTACGTCACTAAGCTGGTGACTGATGAGAACGCACGTATCGACCAAGCCTATAAAGAGGCATTAAATATCGAGCGTGAGGATAGAAAGGCTTCGACAATAGTAGACAAAGTAGAACAGGCTCTGGACGCTGACGTAGCATAATGGGCGTTGTAGAAAATATGTCTAATGAGGTGTACCACCAGCAAGGTGGTATATCCTCTTCGGCAGTAAAGACAGTATTTAAGAAGTCAGTGGCTCACTGGAAAGGTGAGAAGCGGAAGAACTCTGCGGCCTTCGACTTAGGTACTGCGGTACACGCTCTATTACTAGAGGAGGACCGTGACCTAGTAGTCAAAGGGCCAAAGACCCGCAACTCCAAGGGCTTTAAAGAATTACAGGAAGACCTAGAGCAGGATCAGGTACTACTCACGGAAGTAGAGTACCACGTGGCTAATCGTATGGCGGCAGAGACTTTAAAGAATAAGGTCTGTCACGATGCCCTGAGACACAAGGATCGAGTAAACGAGGTCAGTATCTTTGCTGAGTGTGAGAATACAGGTCTGATACTCAAGACGAGACCAGACTTGTACATTCCCTCTGAAGGAATTGTCTACGATGTCAAGACTACTCAAGACGCAAGCCCTAAAGGGTTTGCCTCAGAGTGCTGGAAATATTCGTATCCAATCCAAGCAGCCTTCTATCTTTACGTATGTAATCTTGGCGGTATCGAGGTGGATCGCTTCCACTTCATAGCGGTAGAGAAGTCTGCTCCCTACGTAAGCCATATGCACGTGGTCAGCCCTGAGTTGTTGGGCAAGGCCACGGAGCAAATGCACAGGACTTTAGAGGTAATTAAAGACGCAACCGAAAGAGAGGACTTTGGCACAGGCTGGGGTGATTATAGCCTCTTAGAACTCCCCAAATGGCTATAAAGACATCTAGTGCCAAGGCGAAGGGCCGACGACATCAGCAATGGGTTAGAGATAAGATACTCGCTCTATTCCCAAAGCAACTCCTCCCTGATGATGTCAGAAGCACTTCTATGGGTGCTGGCGGCGAGGACATCCAGCTTAGTCCCGCTGCCAGACGCCTCTTTCCATACTCTATAGAGTGTAAGGCTTTTAAAAGTTTCGCCATCTACAAAGTAATGGATCAGGCCGCTGAGAACTGTCCGAAGGGAGCGGAGCCAGTGGCAATAATAAAAGGAGATCGCCAGAAACCTTTGGCGGTTATTGACGCAGAACATTTCTTTAAATTGGCGGGAGCAAAAAATGTCAGACGAACTACCAGAAAATAGTATTACTTTTGTAATTACTTTGGACGAGATTGAAGAAACGCTCTCCATAGCCTCAGCGTCCAGTACGCGAGAAGACTTAGACCCTGAACAGGCGCAGACACTAGAAGATATCTACAATGGCCTATGCCTACTGCTAGATGGCGGCATGGATTACCTACGCTTCGTAGGCGGTATCCTGAGCAAGCTAAATGAACACTACGGCTCAGAGATTGAATTTGAGCCAGACGAAGAACTTATTGACGCTATTAACGAGAAGAAAGTGGTTAAGTTTCCGGGGAAGCTACACTGATGCATTCACGTAATAGACTAAACGCAGACAGCTATATCACACCTGATATGGTTCACAGACCGCCGCACTACAACTCTTCCAACATTGAGTGCATCGACGCAATGGATGCGATGGCAGAGGGCTGCGATATACCAGCCCATCAAGCCTACTGTTGGCAGAATTGCTTCAAGTACCTATGGAGATGGCCCTACAAAAATGGCGTAGAAGACCTGAAAAAAGCCCGATGGTACTTGGACAGATTAATCCAAAAGCTAGAGGGGGATGGCAATGATCAGTCAGGATGATATCGTAGGGTTTGAATACTTTGACGAAGGCAATGAGAGCCTACGTGATCCAAATACTTACTTAAACAAGACACCACTAAATATGGTCGAACAGTTTGCTCGTATATACGGACAATCTACAGGCCATTCGTGGGAGAAGGGTAGCGAAAAGGATATGCTGCGCTTCAATCTTCTGGATGAGGAATTTCAGGAAGTCGTTGATGCGATTACGCCCGATAATCTTCTCAAGGAATTAGCTGATCTTGTCTACGTAACATATGGTTTCGCAGCCACATTCGGCTGGGATTTAGACGAAGCAGTTCGTCGCGTTCACGCATCCAACATGAGCAAGTTGGGTAGTGACGGTCAACCAATCTATCGAGAAGACGGAAAGGTTCTAAAGGGTCCGAATTATGCGGCCCCAGATTTAAAAGATTTAGTTTGAGGAGTTCACAATGATAAAAAACGAGTACGGGCCAACACTAGATATTTCTGAAGAAATTCACGCACAGAAGTATCGTTCTGAGGGGGAAACTTTCAGGGAAGCCATGACACGTGTCGCTGAGGCACTAAAAGACGACAAAGGACACTTCGATAATTTTCGAAATATCCTGTACAACCAACGATTTCTACCAGCGGGTCGAGTGCAGTCGGCTATGGGCGCACCTCGCCGCGTCACGCCATACAATTGCTTCGTTTCTAAGACTATCGACGATAGTATGGAAGGTATTATGTCGGCTGCCCGTAACGCAGCTAAGACTATGCAGCTTGGCGGGGGTATTGGCTATGATTTCTCCACTCTACGTCCACGTGGTGCGCTGATACGTAGTCTAGACAGTCGCTCTAGCGGTCCACTGAGCTTCATGGGCATCTTTGACGCTATCTGTAAGACAATCTCTTCTGCGGGACACCGCCGAGGCGCACAAATGGGTGTATTACGTGTAGATCACCCTGACATTGAGCAGTTTATTCGCGCAAAGAACAACAGCACAGAACTTACGCAGTTCAACATCTCTGTGGGTGTCACTGACAAGTTTATGGAAGCAGTCAAGGCAGACGAGGACTTCGACTTAGAGTTTGAAGGCCGAGTATACAAGACAGTTTCTGCACGTGCATTGTGGGATGACATTCTACGCAGTACTTGGGACTGGGCAGAACCGGGAATCTTGTTCATTGACCGCATTAATCGCAAAAATAACCTACACTACTGTGAGACTATTGCCGCGACAAACCCATGTGGTGAGCAACCTCTACCGCCAAATGGTGCGTGTCTACTGGGGTCATTTAACCTAGTAAAATACATTGTAGAGCATGACGGTAAGTACGTATTCAACACAAACCAGCTACGTAATGACATTCCTCACGTAGTACGTGCTATGGATAACGTGGTTGATCGTGCAACGTACCCGCTGCCTGAGCAGGAGCAGGAAGCTAAGAGCAAACGCCGTATGGGGCTGGGCGTTACTGGTGTAGCTAATGCTATCGAGGCACTCGGCTTCGAGTATGGCAGCGATGAGTTCCTACGTACACTGGAAGAGATTATGACTGTGATCCGCAATGTTGCGTATCGTACTTCTGTAGAGTTGGCTATCGAGAAGGGGCCATTCCCGCTGTTTAGTCAGGCATACCTAGGCTCTGAGTTTGCTCAGACACTGCCAGAAGACATCGTCGATCTAATCAAACGCTTTGGTATTCGTAACAGCCACCTACTATCAGTAGCCCCTACAGGCACAATCAGTCTATCGGCTGATAACGTAAGCTCTGGAATTGAGCCAGTATTCTCACACTACTATGACCGCACCATTCAGACTTTTGATGGTCCCAAGATAGAGCGTGTAGAAGACTACGGCTATCGCGTGTTTGGCGTGAAGGGTAAGACTGCGGATGAATTGTCAGTATTTGATCACGTAAAAGTGCTTAACCTAGCATCTCAGTTCGTAGACAGTGCCTGTTCCAAGACTTGCAACGTAGGAGACAACATCTCTTGGGAAGAGTTCAAGGATGTATACATGAAAGCCTATGAGGGCGGTGCGTCAGGCTGTACTACTTTCCGAGCCTCTGGTAAGCGGTATGGTATCTTGAATGCTTCTGCTTCAGAGGACATAGCCGAGGAGCCGCAGGTCGAAGAAGACAACTTCATCGAAGAGGGTGGAGCCTGTTATTTTGACATAGCCACTGGTCTGAGAAAGTGTGAATAAACAATAAAATAGCCCACAGATCGCTTGACCTATGGGCTTATTTTTAATACTATATCAGTGAACGAGGTCGAGATTGGTCCACCTTGTTCGTTGGTTTGAGACCCCTGCCAGAGATGGTGGGGGTTTCTTTATTCTGGTATAGCTTCTCTCATTTGCTCGTCTATTGTAATAGTAGGCTCCGACTCGTCCTGAGTATTGCCTGTGAGGGCTGAAGGGTAGGCCGTATTGGTTGTAGCCAGCTTATTTGCAGCCGCATCTCCTATTAATCTAGCACCACCAGCCAGACCCAGTTCGCGCACTGCCTTACTATACTCTTTAGCCGTCTGAAATGCGGTCTTTTGCATTGGACCACGGGCCTTTAGCATACTTAGTAGTAATTTAGGCTGTTTAAGCAAAATTTGCATTTCTTCTGCTTGTTTGCCTAATGGGAACTGGTCGATGTAGCGTTTTAGCATCCCTGAACCGATTGATGCAGCCTGTAGACTTGCATCCCCGCGTCCAAACAAGACACCCACGTTAGCACCTAGAATACGAGCAAGGTTTTTCTGAATATCAGGCGTATCAGCCATCACTTTGTCGAATACTTTTGGATCGCGTATCCCCTTTTCGATCCGCAAGCCCTCTGCTACTAATTCTAGGATACTATCGCGCTCTGCTCCCCCTAAAATACCATTCTGCACCATTACATCTAGTACGTTAGGGTCACCGCTCCTCCCTGTCACGGGTCTCATTAATCTTTCTGCTACACGTAGTAGGTCTGGACTACCGTCTGCCTTGACCGCACCCCTGAAGACTTCATCCATAGTCGCATTTCTGAAATCAGTCTTCGCCTCTATGCTGCTAGCCTCGTTGGCTAGTCGGCTATAGCTCTCCACAGGAGTGCCGCCGTCGAGTGCCTGACCAATTACTTCAGGAAGACGCTCAGAAGTCCCAGCCTGACCTAGTTCCGCAACTAGTCGGTCTGATGTCTTAATTGCGTCATGCATTGTGACGATTTCATCACGCAGATTAGGGAACTCATTAATCAAGTTCTGGTTCTTCTGCATGAATGCTTCTAGTGCATTGAGGTCTAGGTTGCCGTTGAGGTCAACCATATCAGCCACTGTGGCACGTAGGAAGTCTTGCTGCGCCTCGCTCATAGTGGCACCTAGAGACACATTCTCTGCATCGTCTGGAAATGCTACTGACGTAGTGTCGCCGCCTTCATTTAGCTTGAAGTCGTCTACTGGTTCAGCCTCTGGCTTAGGAGCCTGTGGGTCGAAGTACTCTTCTCCCTGCGGTCCACGATATTCGTCGAATGCCTTAGCCTTTACTCTGGCTTGCTCTGCTAGGTCTGGTCTACCCATCTCATCCATCTTCTTGGCGAAGCGGAATAGCAAATCGGCAGTCTGTTTAGCTTGGCTCATTTCACCAGCCGCAGGACGATCACTAGGACTCATGCGCTGAGGATCGGGCGTAGTCTTTGTAGAGGGCAGGGTGGTACTAGGACCAGTAAGCTCTGGTGGCATAGTAATGTCATTAGGCTCTACGCCCAGACCTCTGGCAAACTTATCGAACTCAGCCTGTAAATCCTGATCCTTAATAGTCTGGATATTAGGTGCCATCTCATCAGCAAATTCTGCAGACTGACGCAATTCACTAAACTTAGTATTAGCTGCATCACCACCAGACCCAAAGCCTTCTGACAAGACCTCTTGCTCACGTATTGTCGTACCGCCTGTCGCTTCAGTGGAGAGTACGTCCTTAGTGAAGTAACGGGTAAATCTCTTGTTAAGCTCTAGACTAAATTTACGGGCTAGGTCGATAGTGTCACCAGACACGCCCTCTAGTTTATTCAACTGGTCTACCGCAGAACCAGCTAGCTCATCGAACAAACCTGCTTGGAAGTAGTCATTTGCAGCACCCGCCTTACGAGCCTGTCCCAGCATAACCGATCTAAATTTTAGCAACTCACCTACGGTAATAGGCTGCTCGTTATCAATCTTGCTCTTAATGATGTTGATAGCGTCATCTATCTGCCCACCACCTGCAATGGTCATACCTTCTAGGATACGGCTTTTGCGAATATCGGCTATGGTCCGAGATAGTTCTGTCGCATCTACAGTCTGTGACTTGTCTACGCGATCCCAAAGATATGTCTCCATCTCGCGGATGTTGGACTTGGCTTGGAACAAAGTCTTCTGCGCGAGAGCAGAAGCAGCACCCTTGTCGGTATTCTTCAAGACCTTCATGGCCTCTTTGGTATTACCGTCAGCATTCGTCAATGTGATATTGATAGCGTCAGCGTATGCTCTGGTACGTAGAGCATCTGCCAGTCTAGTATTACCCGCTCGGGACAATAGCTCAGAAGTTTCCAAGATACCTAGTAGTGCCTGATTGGCACGTTCCATTACTTCGCCACTAAACTCAGCACTCTCGCCCATCATGGCCTTCTGTAGCCCCTGTAGAACTGAGTTATCAGTCAGGCTACCAACAGGTAAGTTTCCTGAAGCCTCGGACACATTGCCGCCAACGGCTAGAGCAGTCTCTAGATCAGAGATCATACGTTCAGCCGTGAACATTTCGGCTTCTTCTCTCAGTGAAGATGCTAGGGCAGTGTCTCCGCTCTGCTCGGCTAAGTCTGCTTCTTTTAGCAGACCTTTGCGACTATCTTCCGCTGTACGTAGTATTTGTTCAAAGGCACCCTTACGAGCAGCATCCGAACTCAGCCCCTTAAATATCTGCTTGCCGATAGAGCTAACTGCTTTAGTAGCTAGGCGGGTAGGGCTTACTGATGAGATGGCTCCAGCATTGGCACCTGTAATGGCACCTAAGATTTCTGCACCCGCCATTACGTAGGGATTATCACCAAAGTCCAAGGCTTCTGCAGTAGCTGCGCCACCAGCCGCACCCGTAGTGGCTGCAAGCTCTGTCTTAACAAACTTACCAGTATTCTCTCTGGCCTCTCGCATCAGAGGGTTAGTCAGGCCAAAGCCAGCCTTAGCTGCTAGTAGTACACCGCCAGCGGCGGGTAAGTTCTCACCGACAACTCTACCAGCCTGAAACTGTGGACGTAGGTCTTCACGGATTTCTTCGGAACTGTCTACGTAGTCAAGCTCATTTAACCCGACAGCGTCATAGACGGGGTTGGCTACAGTCTCAATACTATCACGAATATTCTGACCGCCGCCAATAGGAGTAGTACTAGATAGTAGGAAGTCATTGGGGTCAGTACTTACGTCACCACCCACGGCATTAATCCCTGAGCGTACCAGACCTTCACTGGCTTGTAGTGTAGTGTTCATCAAATCTACTGGAGTACCTAGTAAGTTAGTCATACCAGTAGCAACACCAGCCATACCAGCCTCTACGCCACTGTCTATGTCAGTACGAATAGGCTTACCAGAGGTGATGAAGTCTAGAATACTGGAGACTGAATCTCCTGACTCCTTGGCTGCGTTAAGATCAATAGTGTAGTCGCCTACTGTAAGAGTACCGCCGCTATCCTTAATAAGAGTCTCTAGGATGTCTTCATCAGGCACACCGTTGGCGCGGTCTTCATTTAGTAGCCCTGCATCGATTTCCATGATGTATCCTTATTTATCTGATTTCTTCTTAATATATGAAGACTGCCCCGTAGGTGCCTTACCTAGGGATTTCTCAAATGCCTCTAGAACTGTCTGGTAGGTACGCTCTAGTTCGCGCAGAGAAGCCTCTGTGATAGTTGAGCGGGATAGGTCAGATTTTGTAATCGTACCTGATGCCTTAGCCTTATCAATAAGACGTAGGCTGGTCTGAATACTACGAAGAGTTTCGCGGGTTTTGTTACGGGCTTCAAATGGACCCTCAAACAGTTTTGCTGGCTCTGGAAGTGTCTGGATAATTTGTTGCTTATTCCATACACTGTCTCGTAGACCTCCTGCTTGAGCCGCCGCTAGGTTGATTAGCGTGTTTAGTCGCAGATTACCCATGAAGGTAATGGCTTGGTTCTGCTCTGGAGCTAATTCTGCCCCAATAATGTCACCAGCCTTACCTTTAAACTTATTCAACACACCCGATAGGCCAAAGGCTCCATCTAACCCTTGAAGACTTTCAGTATTAACCTTAAAGCTCTCGTTGTTCTGGATTTCCTGTGGGCTGAAGGTCATCTGCTCACCGTTCACGACCATACTCAGACCCTGCTCCTTCCAGTTAGGATTTAGCTGGGTTAGTAGAGCGTCCAAGTCAGCGGATACAGGCTGTTCGCCTCCTTCTTGCCCTTCTGGGGTAACCTGCTCAGAAGAAGTAGACGCAATGTCTACGACAATAGGACGACCCGCAAAGTCAGTAGTCAATTTCAGAGTACCGTTCTGTATCTGTGCGGCTGTCTTACGGTCAACTTCTAGGTCTTTCATAATCTGAGCTACATCATCCAACTTAATTGGACCAAAGCCATCTGCCTCGGCTGCTCTTAGCTCTTTCTCAGAAAGAATGCGCCTCTCCTGACCTTCCTTGTAATAAGTACGGGCCACAAAGTCTGTCTTCACGCTGCCAAAGCCTTGCTTGAGATACTCAAGGTACTCATCATTCGAGAATGCCTGTACGGTTTGATTACCTTTGTACAGAGTACGTGTCTTGAATGGTTCTACTTGTGCTGGCTTTACCGCACCGAAGCCTTCTTCTATGTACTTCGTCATCTCTAGCTGAGTGAATACTTCTACCTGCGCACCTTCTGCGTTGTAGAGGGTACGCTGCTTGAAGCCTTCTTGTTTAGGAGGCTTCTCGCGTGAGTATCCCTCTTCCTCTACATATCGCTTCTCTTCCTCCGCTGAGAAGACTTCTACTTCGCCGCCATCTTTATATAACTTGCGTGAGGCAAAGTCTTTTTGATCGGCTGGCTTGATTGCTGAGAAGCCACCTTCAATAGCCGCGTCCATCTCCTGTTGGTTTGTGACCACCTGCTCACGACCATCGTCGGCATACATGGTTCTAGTGGTAAACTCTACATCTGCAGGTTTAGTTGTAGACCAGCCATCGTCAATGTGAGTGTTGTAGTCGTCCTCATTAAATACCCGTGTCTCGGCACCGTCTTTATAGAGGACGCGGTCCTTAAACTCGGCAAACTGAGTAGCACTAAATCCAAGGCGTAATGCTTCATCATACTCTGCTTGAGATGTGACCTCTCTAGACGATCCATCAGGTTTGTACAGAGTACGTTTCTGGAAGTCTTTGGGGTCTGCAGGTTGAATGCTATCAAAGCCCTGATCACGTAGTAGAGCCTCTTCATCAGCATTGCGAGGAGTGGCCTTGCGACCATCAGGGTGGAACATTTCTGTGGACACGTAGTCTGATCCTCCAAATGAGGCCAATCTACGCTCTAGCTCTTCGCGGCGTTCCTGAGTAAGAGTTGGACTAGAAAGCTCATAGCGAACTTCATCAATGCCCATCTCAAGTACGTTTCTACCTCTAGACTTACCAAACTCAATTTTACCTTCAGCGGATAGATTATTAATTCGCTGGGTCTCTGCCTCAAGTGGACCATCGCCCTGACGTAGCTGGCCTAGAGCATCCATCTGCGCATCGATCTCGGACTGCGCAGTACCCGCTGTGTACGTAGAGTTCTGCTTCATTAGCGCATCTAGAGTGCCGTAGTCAGAGATACCTAGGTTAGTGACCATGTTAAAGATTTCTGCACGGTTCTCCGCAGATACGTCATTCTGTCCGTTGGCAGACAGCCAGCCGTTTACCAGACGCTCTCTAGCCTTAGCCTTGCGGTCCTCTGCGGCCTGTGCCTCACGTACTCGACGAGCCTCTGCACGGGCCTCTCTACGTTTCTGTATCTCTTCGGCGCGTTTCTCTTTATCCCGCTCACGAATACCGTAGGAAAGCTCCTCGAAGAAGCCTTTGAAGGGGTCAACTTTTTCTTTGTAGGCACCAGCCGCAATATTGGCACGTACTTTAGCTGCTTCGCTACTAAAGCTCATCTGTAGGCTCCTCTTCGTCTAGACTGCCTAGCATTGCCGCTTGCTCTTCTTCAGAGGCGACACCCTCTACGTCAGGCATAGTCATTAGACCTTCCTGTTGAGGGGCTGCTTGAGGCTGCATATTCTCTGGGTCTTCTAGAACGTCTTGCTCACCTTCCATCAGGCCAAGGGAAGCGCGCAGAAGAGTAGGGGTGATGACAATACGGTTCTTGTCTTCGATGCCCATGTCATATTCAATGTCTACGTCCTTAGCCACAATCTCGATGTATCGTGCCACTGGACCTGCAATCAGGACCGCTAAGTCGATACCGATCTTACCTTTGCTGACTGCTTGTAGGAGTAGGGCTGTAGTGACTGTACTAATGTGGGCATCAATACCCAGCATAGCGAAGACGACTTCTTTCTGTTCAGGCTCGTCAATGCGGTCAATAATGTAAGTAACCGCCTCGTCATAGTCTATAATATCTGGTGGACGGTGCCACGCATAGTTACGGGTATCTGCCAGATAGTTAGCACCGGGAATTGGAGCATTAAGCCTCATCCTCTATCTCCTCTTCCATGTCAACGTCTTCAGACAAAAGCTGTTCTTCCAGATCGTCAAAGAACTCTGGGGTATAAAACAACCCGTCATCTTTTAGAGCAGAAGTATTAGTAGGCATCTTGCCTTGCATAAAACTTTTGATCGATTTCTTTACTGCTTCATCAAAGGTCATTGTGGATCATCCCGTAATTAACCATTAGGTATCCATCTGGGCCGACTTTAACTGCTTTAGGATGCGTCTTCTGGACTTCCTGAGCCAAGACACCGAATGATGGATACTTGTCTGCACCCAGACGTTTAGCCTCTTCGGTCCAATCCCACGTATAGAAGTTGATACCTTTCAGTGTGTCGTAGTGCTGGATGTTTTCTTTTAGTCGCTCGTCTGAGAGCTTACCTGCTAGCCATGCGGAGCCACTAGATGAGCCTAGGAAGGCACCGCCTAGCGTAAGTAGACCGCTCCAGAACCCGCCGCCACTCTTCTGACCAGACTGCGCTTGCATCTGAGCAATTAGTAGACGTAGCTCACGCTCTTGGTCATTGTCGGTAGTCTTCCAGATGTAGTCTAGTAGATTGTCTGCGTAGTCCCATAGCTGGTTTTGCTGTTCCTGAGTTAGGTCTAGAGCAGCCTTAACGTCAGCGGTCGCGGCATCGAACTCTGCGCGGAAGTTCTCTGTCTCCACAGTCTGCCGCCACTTGGCATTAGCCAAATCGACTTGGTACTGCATCTCAGCCATAAACTTGGCACGGTCATTGCGGATGTCTGCATTAAACTGTGCGGCATCGTTGATTTCGCCAGCATTGAACTTCAGTAGTGCGTTAATCTCAGATGAGTTGTGACGCTGGATATTCATATTGAGTTCGTCGTAGAACTTCTGCATATCGTTGGCGACTTCGGCACCAAAGCGACGAGC